GACATTTCATGGAGCGGGTGGTATCAGACCAAGCATGGCCAGGAAGCGGACGGGTGGCTGACCCTTCCGGATGGGACCCGTTACCGCGTCCGGGTGGTGGACTGGGACCTGGCAAAGGAACAGGCGGCCAATGTGGCGGCCAATAACCCTCTCATCGCCGGGACCTTCCTGGCGCCGGGCCTTGACGCCCTGGTCCGCGATGTCCTGGACGCCGGCGGGGACGCCGCGGCCAACCTGCTGGACGGGCTACGGATCAACGAATTGGTGGAGCAGGTCATGGCGGCGGCCGGCCAGAAACTGCGACCCACCGCCGAGGCCGATCCGCCGGACGCCCTACCACCGGCCATTGCCAAGCCCGGCGATATCTGGACCCTGGGACGCCATCGGATCGCCTGTGGTGACTGCCGCGACCGAGGCCTCCTGGATCGCCTGTGCCAAGGCCTCAAGGCGGACCTGCTGTTCACCGATCCGCCTTTCGGCGTGAAACACGCTGACCAAACCAAGCGGATGAACCGCTGGGACCGTGGACACCGTACAGACCACAAGATCGAAGGGGATTACCTGGACGGCGAGGCCCTGTCCGAACTGTGGCGCGTAGCCTTCGCGGCGGCCGTCCGATACCTGAAACCAGGGGCGTCATACTACATCAAAGCCCCGCTGGACCCTGAACAGCTATTCCCGATCTTTCGGGCCCTGACCGCGGCCAAGATTCCGCTCAAGCATTCCATCGTGTGGGCGAAAGACAAGTTTACGATGACCGGCACGGACTACAAATACCAGCACGAGGGGATCCTGTACGGATGGCTCCGCGGTGGCCAACACCGATGGTTCGGCGGGAATGCCGAATCCACCCTGTGGTCCGTCAAGCGGGTGGACGTGTCCGACAAACACCCAACCGTCATGCCCGTGGAACTGCCGGCCCGTGCCATGCGGAACAACACGAAACCCGGTGACCTGGTCCTTGATCCTTTCGTCGGCAAAGGAACAACCCTGATCGCGGCCGAAACACAAGGCCGGGTGTGCTATGCCGTGGAGCTGGTCCCGTCCTATGTTGACGAGACCATCACGCGCTGGGAAAATCTGACCGGCAACAAGGCAACCAGAACCCGAGGGGACGCCAGTGGACCAGGACCAGCACCAGGACAAGAACAAGAACCCGGACAGCCCAGCCCAGGACCAGGGCCCGACCAAGACACCACGCCAGTCAACGGCTGACCCGGACGGCCCGTGGTGGGCCCGGCGGCTACGCCTGGACGAAATCAAACAGGTTCAGGGGGTCAAGATTGCCGAGGGCGCTAAGGCCTTCGAGGCCTTCCGCGCATATCGTGACCTTGGGGCCGAGCGTTCCATGCCCCGGGCCAGGGCCGTCCTGAAAGGTCCAGGAGGGGGCCTGCAACGGTCCCACTGGAAAAGGTGGTGCAGTGCCTACAGGTGGGCCGAACGGACCCAGGACTGGGACGAATTCCTGGCCCAGGAGGAGGTCAAGCGACAGGTGGCCGAACGCCTGAAAGCCCGGGACCACAGGCGGAAGGCCCTAATGGTCATACTGGCCAAATCGGTGGATGGGCTCCCGGACATGGCCACGGACCAGCTGACCTACAGGGACCGGGTGGAAGGGGTCCGGATGGCGGTAACCGAACTGCGCAAAGAATGGGACGAAGATCCCATACAGCGGACCGAGGGCACAATCGAAGTCCGGGGATCCGGGGTGGCCGTGTACCTACCTGACAACCGGCGGCGGGGTCAGACGCCACCGCCTGACGCGGACGGCGAAGCTGACCCGTGACCGGATTCCGACCACAGCCTGGACCACAGGAGGCCTTCCTGGCCACGCCGGCGGACATGGCCATATACGGCGGGGCGGCCGGTGGGGGGAAAACCTGGGGCCTGCTGCTGGAAGCGACTCGCCATGTTCACATCCCGTTGTATCGCTGTGTCGGGTTCCGAAAGACCGGGACCAGGCTCCGTGTCCAGGGTGGGCTGTGGGACGAATCGACCCGGATTTATCCCCACCTTGGCGGCCAGCCCAGGGAACACGTGTCCGAGTGGCGTTTCCCAAGCGGCGCCCAGATCAAACTTTCCCACCTGGAGGACGTTCACGCCTGGGACGGGGGCCAGATCGATTTTGAATTTTTCGACGAATTGACCGAATTCCCGGAGTACGATTGGTGGTACATGATGTCCAGGAACCGCTCGCGCTGTGGCATTGCGCCATACATGCGGGGGACCTGTAACCCGGACGCCACGTCCTGGGTTCGGACCCTGATCGATTGGTGGATCGGTTCGGACGGTCTACCCATCCGCCAACGGTGTGGGCGCCTTCGGTGGTTCGTCCGCGAGGATGGGGTGATTCGGTGGGTCAAATCGGACTATGTGGGGCCTGACGGGAACCGGCCGAGGTCCCTGACGTTCATAAGCGCCCTGGTGACCGATAACCCGGCCCTGATGACCAGCAATCCGGACTATGTACACCAGCTATATGCCTTGCCATCGGTAGAACGGGATCGGTTGCTGAAGGGAAACTGGAACGTCCGATACACGGGCGGCATGTTCAAGCGGGCCTGGTTCGAGATCCTGGACGTCCCGCCGGCGGGGGTCAGGTGGGTCCGTTACTGGGACCAGGCCTCCACACCGAACGCCGGCGAAAAGCGGGCCTGGACCAGCGGGGTCAAGATCGGAATCACGCGGTCCGGGGTGGTGGTGATTGCCGATGTTCGGCGGGTCCAGGAGGGTCCGGCCGGGGTGGAATCCCTGACCAGGACGACAGCGCAACAGGACGGGCGCGAGGTCCCGCTCTGGCTGGAACAGGAACCCGGGTCCGCGGGGGTCAACAACGTGTCCCACTATGCCCGATTCGTGGTCCCGGGGTTCGACATCCACGGGGACCGGCCCACGGGGGACAAGGTGACCCGGGCGCGTCCACTGGCGGCCCAGGCGGAAGTGGGAAATGTGGTGCTGGTCCGCGGTCCCTGGAACGAGGCATTTCTGCACGAGGCCGAAAACTACCCATCCGGGACCAAGGACCAGGTGGACGCGGCGGCCGGTGGGTACAATGTGATTGTCAGTCCGGAATTCAGGCAGGCCACCGGGGGCCTGCTGGTAGGTAGGGCATAGGGGACACCGTGGCGGTCCCTGCGGGGTCAGCCAGTACACAAGGGGGAACGTATGGCATGGTTGCAAGCATGGCGTCTGGAACGCCGGAAGGCCTGGATTCAGCGACACCTGGGAGCCGAGCTGGACGCCCTGAACCGCATGGCGGCGTCCCTGGGCGTCAAGTCCGTTCAGCCACAAGACCTGGTGTCCTACTGGCAGGTTGGAAAGGCCACCTGGACCAGTGACTGGACCCTGGCCAATGCGGTGGAATCGGGCCTCAAGGCATGTAGCGCTCTATTCGCCTGTATCCGCCGGCGGTCCGAGGCCGTGTCGTCCGTCCGGTTCATCGGGGTCAGGCGCAAGGGGACCGAGTCCACACCTGTGGACGTCACCCACCCGCTTCAGGTCCTGCTGGATCACCCTAACACCTACTGGTCACGCCAGGCCCTGATCGGGCGCCTGGTAGCACACCTGGACCTGAAGGGGGACGCCTACCTGTCCAAGGTCAGACTTTCGGAACGGAAGCCACCGAGCCAGCTGTGGCCACTGTGTCCGGACCTGGTGACACCCATCCCGGGGGGGAAGGGAGAGCCATTCGTCAAGGGCTATGGGGTAAAGACTGCGGATGGCCGGGAACTGCCATCGGAGCCAGCCGCGGACATCATCCACTTGTGGTATGACAACCCAGCCGATGACTACCGGGGCCTCGCGCCACTTCAGGCCTGCGGGCGTTCGGTGGATGCAGACGTGGCGGCGGCTGACTGGAACAAGGCGGCCCTGGACAATCGGGCCGTCCCGGACTTCGTGGTGTCCCACGCCTATCCTTTGACCGAGGAGCAGTGGACGGAAGCGCGGGCGCGGGTCCGCGAACAACATCAGGGGTCAGCCAATGCCCGGACGCCCTGGGTCCTGGGGAATGACGCCAAGATCACCCAGCTGTCCTTGACGCCGGTGGAAATGGATTTCCTGTCCGGCCGGCGGTTCAACAGGGAAGAGATCGCGTCCGTGTATGGTGTGCCCTTGCCACTGATCGGCGACTATGAAAAGGCCACCTTGAACAACCTGGAGGTGTCCAGGGCCATTTTCTGGCTGGATACGATTATCCCACTGCTGATCGGGATCGCGTCCACCCTGGAGCTGGGACTGGCGCGCGAGTTCGGCGATGAATACGGGATCGGGTTCGACCTGTCCAAGGTGTCCGCGTTGTATCAGGTCCTGCAAGGACGGATGGAAACGGCCAAGGGGCTGTTTTCCATGGGGGTCCCGGTGTCCCAGATCAACGACCGGCTGGACCTGGGTCTGATGCCCTTCCCCGGGTGGGAGAGCGGGTGGCTTCCGGCCAACCTGGTCCCGGTGGGGGCGGTGACCGAATCCGCCGGCGGGGGTCTGGAAGAGGAGGAATAGCGGAATGGCGGACGTGTACGGGACCCATATCCCGAGTGCTATCCCCAATCCGGTGGGATACGCCGGCGAGCCGGTTCCGGCGCCGGGCCTGCCGTATGAATACCCGTTTTACCTGAAGCCCATCCCGATCAACACCCGGAACGTCCAGGCCCTGATGGAAGCCCAGCTGGACAAACACCAGCCGAGGCTTGTCCAGTGGCTGTATTCCACGTGGCAAGCCCAGGGCCAGGCGCTGAAGTACCAGGAGATCCGCAACGCCATACGGGACGGCGAATTCACCCAGGCATGGCTTGACCAGTGGCAACAGGATTACAGCCAGTTCGTGGTGGACGTCCTGGCGCCCAGGTGGCGACAGATCGCCACGTCCAGCGCCCAGGTGATGGGCGAGGACATGGGGGTGTTCAAGCCGGGGGCGGTGTTACCGTTCCAGCAATTCGCCAGGCGGATGGAGGCCTGGGTGGACCAGCGTGGGGCGGATTTGGTGGTGGATGTGACGGCGTCCCAAACTCAGGCCATGCGGGAAATCGTCCGACACTTCACGTATGACCACCCGGTGGGTCCGAAAACGGCGGCGCGCTACATCCGGCCCACGGTGGGGCTGACACCGAAACAGGCGCGGGCGGTCCTGCGGATGCGCGAAAGCCTGGCGGCCGAGGGCCTGGCGGCCAACGTGATTGAACACCGGGTCCAGAACTATGCCCACTACCTGCAACGGCTACGGGCCGAGCGGATTGCCAGGACCGAGATTTCTTTCGCCACCAATCACGGTCAGGTGGACGCGATCCGGGCCTTCGTGGACGACGGGACCCTGGCCCAGGACAAGGTGGTCAAAAAGTTCGCCACGTGTTTTGATGAGCGGGTGTGCGCCCTGTGCGGGGAAATGGACGGAAAAACGGTGGGCCTGGAGGACACCTTCCCCGGTGGCACGTCAAAGCTTCCCAATCTGTACGTTCCGCCGCTACATCCGAACTGCCGGTGTACCATCATGTACGAGGTTCTCGAGCCGACTACGCCGGCGGAAGTATCGGCGCCCACGCCGGCGGCGACACCTACCAAGCCGGCGGCCCTGGAACCCACACCCAGGCCACCCGCCGGTCCGCCCGTCCGGATTCCGTCCGAGGCCCTGGCGCCTGAACTGCCGGAACAACCGGCGCCATTCGTCCGTCCGGAAATCACGCGGATTCCGTCCGAGGCCTTGGGGCCGATGATTCCCGAGCCTGGGGAACTGCCGGCCCTGGTCAGCCCCGAGCGGGTCCTGCCGGCCATCCCGGTGGGGACGCCGGCCAGCCAGGCGCCGGCCCTGGCGGACGTGATCCAGGACCTGGTGGAAGCGCCGGCGGCGGTGGTTCTGCCGGAAGCGGTGATCGGGGTGGTCCAGCCAGTGGCGGCGGTGGAAGTCCCGGCGGTGGTCAGGCCCAGGAAGCCCAGGAAGCCCAGGGCACCAGCGAGGGCTCCGCGTCAGCCGTCCGGGCCAGCGTGGGCGGCTATCGAGCGGGACCCTGGGTTCACTGGAACCACAGGAACGGCCGTCCGGCGGGATGGTCTGAACGTGGAAAACCAGGAGGTCAGGTGGCGGCGGGAAATCTTGCTGGATGACCGCGGAAGGCCTAGCGAGCGGACCTATGCCAGATTGCGCCTGACCCGTGGGACCCGGGCCGTTGAACACGCGGAGATCATCCTGCGGGAACTGGGCGCCCAGGAACAGCGACACGCCTACACCAGCGCGGACGTTCTGGCGGGACGCGTGGACAAGACCGGACGGGGTGGACAGTTCGGCGGAAAAACGGCGCCCTATGGATACCGGGCCCTTGTTCTGGAAACGGACGACTACAAGATCACCCTGGCCGTTGACCGGGTGAACACGGCCACCTTTGGAAACCTGGAGCTGGAATTCAAGACCGTAGACACGCAACGGGCCTATGAGTCGTTCCTGGAACTGTGCAACACCCTTGGGGTGTCCGGAATTGACAAGGCGCCATCGGCTGACGATGTCCAGACCTGGATTCGGTATCGTATCCTGCGACAGTGGGGGCATGGGGAATCGTTCTACACCCAGCGGATCACGAAACAGCGGGTCAACAGTCTATTCGAGGAGCTGGTAGCGGCCAAGGGTCAGATCATCCGGGACATCGAGGCGGATGCCAGAATCCAGGAAGTAGCTCCCGGACACTGGGCGCCCTACAGTCAATCGCTGGCCGATCTGGCGAAAAAACAGGGGGTCGAGTACCTGTACCACGATCTTGGAAGCCCGGACCACATCCCGCTTATGCTGTCGGACAGGCGTGGGACTGGGGTCCTGTCCAGTTCGCTACGCTGGGAGCGGGGTCTGTTCATTGACGGGCAAAGCACCGGAACCGACTTTACCACGGGGGGCGCGGACGGCGCGTTCTTCCGTGTAAAGCTGACGGAAACCGAAACATACAAGACAGCCAGGGGGCGCGTGGTCCTGGACCCTCGTGACATGGGCCGGATGGATTGGTGGGCCCATGACCATGATGGCTGGGGTGACGCCAGGCAACACGGGGACTATGGGAATTACCGGGAACGGGTGAAGCCGGACACGGTGGCGGATCGGATGGGCGGCCACAACGAGATTATGTTTCAGGGGACCAATGACGTCCGGAATTACTGGGGCATTGTCGTTGAATCAAGGCGCCGTGACGAAATCATCGCCGCTTGTCGAAACGCCGGGATAACCCATGTCCCAAGGCACAGCGGCCGGCCCATACCGATTGACCAGTTCATCGTGGACAACGTGGACAACTTACGGAGGCCGGGTCAATGAAGTGGACTGAAAACTGGCTCTGCTATTCGCCAACCTGGCCGGAACCCATGGCTTACTTTCCGAGGATTGACCTGGACCAGGACGGAAGATCGGCCGTTACCTGGCATGATGGGATCCGTTCAAGGACCCGGACCGTGTCCAGGATACTGTCCGACAGCGATAGCGCGTTTTCATTCGAGGATCCTGACGGGACGCCCTACACGTTCCAGCGGCTGGACCTTCAGACCTACCGGGACAAGGTCCGGGCCCTGGTCCACGGGCTGGAGTTTAAGACCGAGGAGGCCCTGTACCGCCATTACAGGGCGGGAACCATGTTTCTGGGATAGGGCCTCGCTGGAAATGTTGACACGGGCCGGGACAGGCGCGAGGATTTTGTACCAGTACAGGACAGGGGGACCCCATGGAACAGGTGATCAAGTGCCGGCCGGCTGAATTCAAGGCCGATGTGGACGGGCGGACCTTCGAGGGCCATGCCAGCGTGTTCCAGGTGATTGACCACGATGAAGATCGGGTCATGCCTGGCGCGTTCAAGAAGGCCATAGACCGGAACCTGCCGGCCAACCTGATCAAAGTCCTGTATCAACACGATTCATACGAACCCATCGGGGTCCCCACCCACTTGGAAGAGGATTCCACGGGTCTGGTGACCAGGGCCAAGGTGTCCGACACGTCCCGCGGACGGGACACCCTGATCCTGATGCGGGACAGGGTGATTGACCGCCTGTCCATCGGGTTCCCGCGGTCCAGTGTGGTGTCCAGGGACAACCGCGAGGACAAGTGCCGGGAAATCCTGGAGCTGGACCTGCGGGACATTTCCCCGGTGACGTTCGCCAGCAATGAAGCGGCCATGATTCAGGCGGTAAAGTCCCTGCGGGCGCCGGAATGGAGATCGTGGTGGACGGACGACCTGGCCCAGTGGCTGGCGACTACCCTGGCCCAGAAATCGGTTGTGCCTTTCCAGGACCTTCCGCTCGCGCCACGGGACCGGGAATGGGACGCGGCGGCGGCCGAGAAGAGGGTCCGTGAATGGGCGGACGCCGGCGCCGGACCGAATGCAAAGTACCGGCGGGCCTTCTTGTGGTATGACGCGGCCAACCCGGACCAGTTCGGCGCGTTCAAGCTGGGAATCGGGGACATCGTGGACGGCGCCCTAAAGGCGGTTCCGCGAGCCGTGTTCGCGGTGGCCGGGGTTCTCCAGGGGGCCCGTGGTGGGGTGGACGTCCCGGATTCGGACAAGGCGGCCATCCGGCGACAGGTGGATCGGTACTACGGGAAAATGTCCGAGGAGTTCGGCGACGAAACCATACAGCCCCCGTGGAAATCGGCCATCCTTGGTCTGGTCAGCCCGGCGGACATGGCGGCCCTGCTACAGGCCAAAAGCCTGATTGACGGGGTCATGGAAGCGTGGAACATCGAGGGCCTGGCGCGGCGGGGGGACGAAACCCTGGCCGGTGTTTACCTGGCCCAGGGTATATCTGATTCACTGGCCAAGCTGAACAAGCTGGCCCACTAGGGAGCGTGACAATGCCAGACATCGAGAAAATGGTGCAGCAGTTCAACGAGGCGGTGGACAAGCTGGCCACCCGTATCCAGGCCCAGGACACCGAGATCAAGTCCCACGGGGCGGCCCGTGAATCCACGGGCAAGGCCGTGGACGCCCTGGGCGCCACGGTGGTCCA